GGACGTCTGCTCCGACATCCGTCATCCACCGACTACTATACCTAAACGCCATTTTCAGCGTAGGGAGACCGCAGTAGTCTTTCAACAAGTGTATCCGGTGAACTTAACCAATCGACTTCCCAGTTATGTTGGTCTATAAACGCATCCGCAGCTTTGACTAAGTCAGCGCGTTCCATTTGAGCTAATGGATACTTGTCAATCTTAGCGAATAATTTATAGACATCGTTGGCTAAGGGATGTTGCTGGATATCACTTAACTGACTCGCTAGAGAGATAGCAACATACTCTTTAGTACCAGTCAGTGGGTTGAATGTATGTTCATTGAACATGGCGCTATTCAACACCCGATACACCGTTCTCGTCATTACTTCGGAGTCGATGTACCATTTTGAGTTCCAACAGTAACCTCCGTCGATTGACTTTTCGGCGTCGATTGTGCGTCTGGAGAAGCGGAACCACTTGGCAAGCTCATCTTTAGTGAACTTACTTGAGAAGCCAATTGAGATATCATCTCCATTAACGAGGACACATCTAACGTACTTGAGGTACTTAGATCTGTCGAGGGCTTCGAAGTGATCGCAACAATTCGTCCAACCATCGAGGAGATTGGTGAACTTGGTGCCACTTGGCATCCCTCCACGACGCACGAGATCGCCTTCAGGCAGTACGAGCTGCGCTCGTTGGAGATAACTAGAGACCATATCGCTAAATTCGTAAGCACTACAGAAATGGTGAACACCAGCTGCCAGCTCACTGGCACCAACGGTAGCATCATAGCTTGTAGCGTCAAGACAAACCCAGCTAGTACATTCGCTCCAATTATCTTTAACCCACTCAAATACGGCGTTAGGTTCGGAATAGAAAGTCCTAATATTCAGACCACCTCCAAGGTTTTCTTTTACCGTGCGAGTGATGGCATCATCGATCGCTTCACACTCGATTAGCCATTCACTAATAGGTATCATCCACACAAGGCGTACCTTTGGATCTTCAGGCGGAGACTGTTGAGTTCTGTGCCCTGGAAAGATTGAGAAAGCTTTATCAATGCTGTTGGCCGGTTTGAGGACACTCTCCACATACTGACGAGCTTCTGCTAGATTATCCTTCTTCGTACCACGAAGACTAGGTAAACCTGGCGCCTTCCTCAACGCTCGAACATTTCTCTCAAGGCTCAGATCCAAATCGAAACGATCGCTAGACTTCCATGGATGTGTATAGGAATCGACTAGCTCTGGACCTCCTTTATATGGAGTATCTTTAACAAATCGAAACTTCTCACACGATTCCAACAGAGTCTTATATTTATATATTGAACGGGGCCACTCGATCTTCCGTTTTGCGTTCTTCTCCTGTTCATCCAATCCGAAGGGAAGTTTGACCGTTCTAAACAATTTGTTTACAGCCGGAAGCACCTCTTTACGAATTCTATCGTAAAGCGGTCTCTTTGCGATTCCAGTATTATCTACCTGAATCGTCTTTAAGCGTTCTAAGACACGCTGTGAGTTTCTACATGAA